CCACCGCCGCCACCACCACCACCAAACATACCGGACAATGAGCGTAGCGTTGCCCTCAAAGTTTCTATATAGTTTATAATCCACTGGATAGCATTACGAATCGGTGCCCACATCGCATCGGCTATACCTTGAAAGATAGTCGATACTGTCTGCCAAAGATTATTAAAGTAAGTTATTAGGCTATTCCAAGCCGCTCCTATCTGAGACACTACTTGATAAATATAGGTAACGATACCGCCCCATACCGCAGTAGCCTTCGCAGAGATGGTATCCCAGTTCTGCCACAACAGGACACCTATTGCAATTAGCCCTGCAATAGCAGCTACTATCAATGTGATAGGCCATATTGCCGCAGACAAAGTGATTCCAAAGGCTGCGGTAGCCGCAGTTATGCCGGGCATCAAAACCAAGAGCAAGCCAAGCACTGTAAGTAATGCCCCAAACGCAGCAGTGCCTATCACAATAACCTTTGTGAGTTCGGGGTGTTCCTTTGCCCAAGTAGTTACCTGTTTGATGATAGCGGTTATATTGTCAATAAGTGGCATCAAAGCTGGTATCAGTTGTTCGGCAATCGCCATTTTCACACCAGAAACAGACTTGTCCATTCTGTCCATAGCATCAGAAAACTCGGCAGCTTTGTTTGCTGCTTCCTGGTCGAAGACAATACCCAAATCATGAGCTTCTTGGCGGAGTTTAGCCAGACCCTGGGAACCGTTTTCCATCATAGGTAAAAGGTCAACGCCAGATTTACCGAATATATCCTGAGCCAAGGCTGACCGCTTGAGAGGGTCTTCTACACTAGCAATGGCCTCCATAAACTTGATAAAGGCTTCTTCTGGGCTTAAACCCTTAAAGTCTTCAACTGAAAGTCCAAGTTCATTCAGGGCATCGACCGATGTTGAGAGTCCCATCTCAGCATCAAGCAGAGTTGATGCCATACGTTTGACACCCTTTTCAATACCTTCCAGACTAGTACCGCTTGTCTCGGCAGCATGGCGTAATTCGGAAAGTGCTTCAGTCGATAACCCAGTCTTGAGAGCCATCTTCTGGACTTCATCACCCATCTCGGCAAAGGTCTTGATAGATAAAGCACCGGCAGCCAGAATTGCACCGCCAGCTGCGGTCATACCAAGCCCTATTGCCTTCTGGTGACTCTTTATTGTGTTGCCAATACCCTGCATACCTTTGTCCAGGTCTTTTGTGTCAACACCTAGCTTCAAGACAGCATCGCCTACACTAATCGCCATGTCATGACTCCCATTTTATTAAGTTCCTAGTTCTAACCTTGAACATTTCCTCTGATTCCACAGGTTTCTTAGAGGTTTTTATTGCACTCGTTTCCCTGTCTTTTCTCTCGACAAGTTTTTCCACCATAAGACCGAGCAACTCATCTGTCCAGTTGTTCATGATATAGTCCGGGGTAATATGCCATTCGCACATTAAGAATTCAAAGGAACCGCCTACCGTGAACCTTTCTTCATCGTCTTTTTCTCCCCCCCGTACAACCTCGTTATCACATCGGGAGCGCTTTGTGCTAAAGGGAAGGCGACTGCAATAACCTCCTTGAATGCCTGAGTCATTTCTGCATCTGTGGCAGCGGACTCTATTTCTTCCCTATCTAGGTCTTTCGCATAGTCGAAGAAAAGGTCTATAACCTGGTCAGGCATCGTTACGAGCAATGTAGTCAATGCCTGCTCAAAGTCCTCTGGCGTATCCGTGGAGGTCTTGGTCATTTGAGGTATAGGTGCAATTAGAGAGATGACTTTCTGGCGCCACGGTCGGGAGTCGCGGATAACAAGGGGGGCAATCTCATAAGATTTACCCCCCAGTATTACCGTGATACCAGATTGAGCCACGATTTGCTCTTCTGTTCTCTCACTTACCATGATTCACTCCTTTTATTTAATTACTTTATGCGTCAGTTATCGTTACAACATCAGCACCAGACACACCCTGATAGGCTTTGAAGGAAACGGGGATTATTGTCTCTTCCCCTTTCTTGTAAGCCATACCTACTGCACCAACTGGGTTTGCATAGGGAATATATACGGTACGATGTGTACCGCCAGGCCCAACTCCGTAAAATCGGAGAGCCATCGTTCGCTGTGCTCCAGCACCCAAATCAACTATGCCAGCGCCACCAGTTAATGCACCAGCCATCGCATTTTCAAGGTTAGCAAGCAAATTCTCTGCCAAATTGCAAGTTATAGTCAGGTCTTCTTTGGTGATAACCCGCTTAATTGGGAAAGTCTCTTCCTCAACCTCTATGTCTGCGATGTCAGCTGTATATTCTATAGTTACCCCATCTTGAGTATAACCAAATTCAGTTGTGACACTCGCTGATGCTGTCCCTGCTGTGGTGTGGTAGTAAAGTGTACCTGTCCCTACCAAGACATTTGCTACAACGGTTGCCATTTCCTTTTACCTCCTAGTAAATTTTTATCATACTCTGACTGCTAGATAGATGTCAGTTGCCAATCCACTGGCCGCAGGTTTGAATTGGACATTACCACTTGAATTATTGAAAAGATGTGGTAGCCAAGGGCCGAATATAGACTGTCCACTAGATGTTGGTTGAGATGTGAGTGTTTCAGTGCGCCCCCACTGATTTGTTGTCACATCAAAGGTCAGCAGCTTGGCTGCTGCACCACAAACACAAACCAATACTGTCTTGCCATCGTTTGGTATTATGAAATAGTCAGCTCCAGCAGAATTACCTAGTTTCTTGCTGGCGTGGGCTGATATGTCTAAAATACCAGTCTTTGAAGCATTTACCACTGTGAATGTTTGAGCTGCCATAATTTACCTCCTTAACTTGGATTACTTACTCTTATTGCCATTAGTTGAGTTTTAGCATTAGCCGTAGTGAACTTTAATCTCACTCTGCCATTAGACTGATTCCAAATGAGTGGCAGGAACGGGCCATAAGCATAAATCTTCGCAGCTACGACCGTTCTGGTTAAAGTGGTTTCTGCTCTGCCGTCTGGGTCGGTAACTGCCTGAAATGTGATGGTATCTCCTGCCCCTGCTGCCAATTGGTCGAGAACAAGCAGGATAGTCTGCCCATCATTAGCAAAGTCAAACCCATCCCCAGCCTGTGTATCAGCCCCGACCATCAGGGCAATCAATTCAGACCCTGCCTTGACCGCATCCAATACCGTTAGTGTTGTGTATGCCATGTTTTTACCTCCTCTGTTTTGATATAGAAAAAGGTGACCTAAGCCGCCTCGTGCAATGGGTCTAAGCCCCCTTAATCGACATAGGGGCATTTTAACTACTCAGCTCGTATCATTACACTAAAGAAAGTCAGCACCCTAAAGTAGTTTTGAATTTCGTTATCAACCAAGTCCATGCCTTGAACTTCTTCTATGGCTGACAGGATTTTATAAGCTCCTACTGTGATATTCTCAATACCCTGCAAGTTATCATAAAGTTTGTTATATACATTCCTAGCTGTGATAGGATTATCAGCCCAGCAGTCAAACTGAACACTGGGTGAAGGTATACCTGGAATGTAAGGAGTCGAGGTACCACCCCGGGTAAAGAAACTAACTGCTGGTAGGATTGCATTCTCAGGCAATCTAGGGCAGTATATTCTAGGAGTAGCTCCACCGATAAGGGCGATTAGAGTCCCGCAGGTTATTAGGTACGCACGAATCACGCTGTTGGTATCAGTTATCGCCATTATCCCAAATGTCCTTTTATGAAATTGGGTAAATTCTTAATGTTTCTGTCTAGCGCAGGTTTGAAATAGGGGCGGGCTGCCATTTTTACAGTTCCAGTTTCCAGAAAACCACCATATCCTGATGTGCTATAGATTGCTCCTTCACCTTCATACTTAGCAACTTCACCGCCAGGCCCGACTTCAAACTTAATTGACCTTCGGTTATTGCCTGTCAGTACCGGACTCCCATGGATAGCATCGTTGGCAATATCAGTAACAGAATCCTTTAATCCCTGCTCAGTAGCCTTCTTTACTTTATCCTCTACCTCTTTTGACTTGAGGTTAAGTTTCCAATCTGTCGTGATTTTCATGAAACTTTCTGTAGGGACAACTCATAATGGTGAGTCCCATCTCCATTTGACCTCATTTGGACTAGCAGAATTTCAAAGGTTGAACTATCTATCACTGCACCAGTAGAAGCCAGTCGGATATTGTCAACCCTATCCTGTTCAGTCACAGTCACAGAGTCATCAAAAAAGAGTTGCCAATCTGATATGACCACCTCTGCACCGACTTTGATTTCACGACCGCTTTTGCTTACCAACCGGCAAGGCTCATCGGAATAGATAGGCGGTACCCAGCTATAAGTGGGA